GAGGCTTAAGTAGATGATGAAATGGATGTGGATGAGGATCAGATTGAAGGAGAAGTTGAAGAAATCGAGACTGTTAATGAGGAGGATGTAGGTGAAGTTCAAGAAGTGGAGACTGTTCAAGAGGAGGATGCAGGAGAGGCAGAAGAGGCAGAAGAGGAAGCCTTACAGGAGATTGAGGTTGATGGTACAACATATTACTATGATTCTGAAGGGAATGTATTTATATTAACGGCAGAGGGTGTTCCTTGTGATGAGCCTGTTGGTAAGTACGATATTGAGAACGGAGAGTTTGGACTATTCGCCTCTGAGGAAGAAGAGGAATCTGAGGGCTTAGAGGAGTTTGAGTACAAGGGAAAGACATATTACAAGGATTCCGAGGGGAATGTGTACAATGCTTCAGGTGAACCACTCCCTTACACGTTTACAAATGGCCGGTTGGCGCGGAAGGCCTAAACTAAATAGAAAACATTTAAGATAGAATGGACGAGAGAATAGATTATTATGTTAGTTTTTTATCACCTACATTTTTGGGTCTAATGGCAATGTATTATTATAATCAATTCACAAAGATTGCTGAACCAGTATATGGACAAGTTTTAAGAACATATGATGCTCTTCGCACTAGTTTTGAAACAAAAGGAGTATTATATTTTTATGAAGGACTATATTTTCCTATAAATACATTAAATAATTCAACACACTCTGAAAAAATTCTGTGGTATTATATTTTAGACAAAAATCTTTTTGTTGAATCACTTGAGTTAGATAATGATTTAGATACTAAAAGGATTTCTTGGCTTTCTGCTGAAATATTTTCAAATAATGAACAAGTCGCAGATATAAGTGATTTTATTAGTAATATTCGTTACGTGTCTTCAGATGGTCTACCTCCAAGTGTAGATATTCTTCTAGGATTGTGGTCTTACCAAAATGGTCTTATTCTTCGTAGAGCAACCACTGTATTAAATGTTATTACTAGTTCCGCAGATTCATTTACATTTGATTTTATTGTCAAAGATGAACAGCATGATGATTGGCTAAAAAGCCTCTAAAGCAGTCTAAAGTTTTGAACCTTTCCCTTATAGGGGAAAGGAATGGAAGTTTCATTAGAATCGTCCTTTCCCAGTGGACGCTCGTGGTCACTCTATTACCACGATACTGAAAATAAGAAGTGGACTCTTGATACTTTTGATAAACTTGGTACAGTGAAAACTTGGCGACAGTTTTATGAATTAATTACTGCCATTGAATCTGATTTTTGGTCACAGGGTATGTTCTTTTTTATGGTAGATCCTATTCCACCACTATGGGAAAATGCAGCAAATATTCGCGGAGGAAATTATTCAATGCGAATTGGTTCCCAAATAATGATGGATGTTTTTACTAAATATTGTATTGCGTCAATCCTTGGTGAAGGCACGAAAGAAGGTAGCGGCAGTGGCAAAGAAGGAAACATGATTCATGGAGTCTCTATGACTCCTAAGAAAGGTTTCTTTGTTATTAAAATTTGGAACAAGGATAGTACTAAATTTAATAATCCTGATCAACTTGTTGTGTTAGATTCTTCACTCCGACCTGGTGCAATTATTTACACTCCCTTTGTGGATAAACGCATGTAAATTAGATATGTCCTCTTGTGCCTATGCAAATATTCTTGGTGAACCTGGTAAAGGGGTTCACTCTTCACGTATAGGACCCTTTGCGCTTGCTGATACTATAGCAACAATTGTTGCGGCTATAATTACAGCATATGTATATAATATTAATGTTTGGTATTCCCTTATAGGGTGGTTTGTAGCAGGTGAGGTTTTACATTGGATTTTCGGTGTACGTTCTGCTGCGCTAGTGAATGCTGGATTAACTAGGCCTTGTTTCTGAGTGGCGCAAGAGCCATCTTCACTTCACCCAGGTTCGCAACAGTATATCTGATGATTAACGGATAGTCATTCTTCAGATATAACTCAATTGAAGGGCACAGATTCGTGCACTTCGTAAACATCACAAGATGCTTCAGCAGGAAAACACCTTGGACAATCTCCGCAGTCTTTGTGTTTCGTGTAACTTTCATATTGGACTGGTTTTCACTAATAATTGTTTCCTGCTCAGCGAAATCGCCCATACACTTGAAGATTAGTTCCGAACCACTTGATGTAATCTCTACACGTTCACCGTCACCAAGACCATTCATATCACGGCAAATCTTCTGGAAATCACTTGATGGGAGACCAATGATGGATGTAAAGTTGAGACCAGGAATCTGGATCTCTTCAATATTTGTGTCGAATATCTTCAGGCTATAGTTTGTAGTTGTTGCCTTGTCAGCATTCTCAATGCGAATACCGAGTTTATTAGGGTTATTGGCAGGTAAATAGAGAGTTAGAATATCGTTGTTGCCAATTGTCTTGATAAGTTTGAAGAGATAAATCATATTAATTCCGAGAACATGCTTCTTAGGGCAAAAATACTCATTGAAACGATCGCTGTGAAGACGGAGATATACAAGAACCGTGTGCGTTTCGTCCATTGAGATTACCTTAATACCGGTGTTGTCAAACTCCAGATTCGCCTCAGTGAGAATTTCCTTGAGAGCCTCAATGAGTGTGCGGAAAGCAGCAGCTTGAATGGTCTTAATTTCAAATAAATTGCCATTTGCATTGGTTGTTGTAGTTGCTGGGGTTACGGTGGCTGTTGTTGTAGTCGCAGACATCTGTGCGTATTATCTTCTTCGTCGGAGGTTTGCTTTAGACCTTGTCTGAACGCGCTTTTTACGCACTTGAGTGTTTGATTTTGCCTTCCGCGTCTTCCGTCGTTTCGAATTATTTACAAGTCTATATCCTGCTGCGAAAGCAAGAGGAGTAAGCATAGCAGCATTTTGCGCAAATGGGCCCATTATAGAAGGGATGAATCCTCCTTTGAGACCCATATTCTATATAACATATATTTATTTAGTCTAAAGATTTCTCTCTAATACCCTATAAGGGATTAAGTAGAAATGTCAACACAATTCTTCTTAATTAATCATACACTCAGTGATATTTGTATTACTAAAAACAATATATTGCTAGATATTGCTGTATGTTTATCAGAAACAATAATAAAAAATTTCTGGTCATATACAGATAAAATTGAAGTATATTGTTATAAAGATGATAATAAATTATATATACGAAACTTAATTATTAAACATATGTACGATATTGATTATCCAACGATGTTTTTAAATGATGCTGAAATTATAGAATATATGTACGAGGCTTCTGAGGATGATAATTATGATTTCTAGATAGTATAATAGAAATGTCAAATAAGACTCGCAGAGCAACTCGTAAAAACAGACGTCTTACGGGTGGATTATTTGGCTTCGGTAAGCCCTCTTCAGAAGTTAAGGCACTTAATTCAGCAATAAAGGCAAATGCGGTACGTCGTACAATTGGTGCTAAACCGAGATTTGGTGTTGGGCAATTGCTAAATGGTCAGAGTGTTTCGAGAATGAATGAAAGAGCAAATCAAATACAGAAAAATACGATTGATAGTATTGCAACTGAATATGGTATTCAGCCATATGAACTAAGAAATGCTCTTGAAGATTATAAAAATATTAACTATAGAAATTTTAAAACATATGGCGATCGTGTTCGTGAAGTTGCAATAGCATTGAAAAAAAAGTTCAATAATACTCGTGCCAATTTGAAAGCAAAATACAATACTGCTCGTGCCAATTGGAAAGCAAGTGGCAACGCTTTTGCAAAACGTGCTGCGAATTCTCAAACTTCAAATTGGGGAACTCGTAAAACAAATTACAGGAGACCGACATATGGAAATTATGTTGCTGCAAATGCAATAGGATCTCTCTTTTGGTAAATAAAAAATTGAAACTTCAATACTCATCTTTTATGTTTAACATAAAGATGAGTCGTGAACATTTTGACAGACTATATGAAGAGCAGCCATATATTCCGAAAGAATATTTGGAAAAAGAGAAACAATCTACAATGAAAGAGGCTTTTGACGCATTGGAGATTAATATGTTAAAAGAATTGTTAGATATGAGAAATGGAATTCCTATGGGGATAAATAAACAAAGGAATAAGATTATTCGTCATATTTTGGCAAATCTAAGTCAAGCGCAATACTTATCTAAATCACAGATCTGGAATGGATTAATGAACAATAAGTTACCTGTTGGGAAAATGCCAGAAGTTGAAAATATTGTTTATAGGTTGCCTCCATTGCCCACAAAATTGAAATGAAATATCCCTTACAGGAAATGTTAAAATGGACCCAGTACAAGTTTTCGCCATTATTGGTATAGTTCTTTTGGGAGCACTAATTATGAAAATTTTATTCAAGATTATGGATTGTATGAGTCGCACTACTGTTCGCGTCGAGTATGCTACATTTTAGAGCGTCATATTCAGTTTGTTCAAGTGATGACTTACATATATTTCTAATTCTTTTATGATTGGCATCATTTAACTTTGAAAGTAATTCAGTGTTGACTAGTAATATTTCATAAAATTCCGTCTGTTTTTCAGTAAGTTTTTGGCGAAGTTGTTCTTGCGTTTTTTTGAAATTAGCACTTTTAATATTTGCTAAATTAATACTTGTGTTATTTCTGTTTAACTTAATAGTTATATCTACTACATTTTCCTTACTAGATCTTAATTGCTTATTAATATTTAATAATTCAGTTTCGTAATTCAAAAAATCGTATAATATTTTTTCATTATCTTCATATAATTGTGATAAATTCTGTAGACTTTCTAGTTTGATTAAAAAATCTGTATTCATACTATTAATTATATGGAGAATTTTTATTCTTGCTCATCACTCCAAACTCGAAACTGACGCTGAATAAACTCAATCTCTTCATTGTTCTTTTGGTTATCATCCTCCTGGGTCTCCTCAAGATCAACCTCCACCTCCACCTCCACCTCCTCATCATCATTATCCTCAGTCTCCTCTTGAGTAACAACCTCAATATCCTCCTCAACATTATCATAAATATTATTATCATGATAACCAATATTCTCAAGCCTAAATTTGTGCGCAACAACTTGTCCCATATCATTCAAGTAGTTATTGTTTAGAATACCAATACTCTTGCTGATGTACTGAGTATAATAATTCTCAAGATTCATAATATCAGACTTGGTGACATTGTCATACTGAATAAGAGTGCTTAGAACAAAAGTCAACGCAATATAAGGCATCTTGCTATATTAACTGGCAATAATATAAGGGAATAAAAATGATCAATTTTTAAAAATTGTTATAAGAGTCTCTTAGACCGCTGAACATTTTAAATGAACAGTTTAAGGGGGACTTTACCCTATTCTTTTAGAAAGTAAAATAAAATTTGAATAATTTTTAAATCATTAATAAAGTATTAAGTTAGAAATATGAAAAATATTCTTATATTTCTATCTTTATTGATTTCCGTTATTGGACAAGATATTAGTATATCAGAATCACCATCTGTATCATTTACGGTTGAAGCATCAGATGAAGCAACAGTATCTTATTCAAACACAATGAGTATATCAGCATCTGGATCTATATCGCCATCATCATCTGGTTCTATATCTGAATCATCAACTATTACAAATACCCCTACAGGAGGTGTTTCATTAACTCCATCTATATCTTTAACATCTACAAGTTCTCAATCATCAACTGTTTCTGAAAGTAATGAACCGTCTGAGTCTCCAACTGTTTCTGAAACTAATGAACCGTCTACATCTCCAACTGTTTCTGAAACTAATGAACCGTCTACATCTCCAACTATGACAAGTTCTATATCTCCAACTGTTTCTGAAAGTAATGAACGATCTACATCTCCAACTATGACAAGTTCTATATCTCCAACTGTTTCTGAAACTAATGAACCATCTACATCTCCAACTATGACAAGTTCTATATCTCCAACTGTTTCTGAAACTAATGAACCATCTACATCTCCAACTATGACAAGTTCTATATCTCCAACTGTTTCTGAAACTAATGAACCGTCTATATCTCCAACTATGACAAGTTCTAGAAGACTATCTATATCTCCTTCTAAATTATTGACTCCATCATTATCTAGTTTAGCCTTATATACATCATCTAGTACTATAGTTCCAACACAAACCCCTACAGTATATGAATCTTATTCTATAATGACTACAGATGTTGATTTAGTAAAAACAAGTATCACACCTTCGCCTTTAAGAATAAATGATCCAAATAATATGACTCTAACATTATCAATTGGAGTTCCAATCATTATTATATCTCTTATTATAATTATAGTAGTAACACACCGAAAAAAGTCTATACAAATTCAGCAACCACAAAATATAATTATAGTTCATAGTCCAGCGTGGGTTAATGAAAATCCTGCTTGGATTCGTCAAAACCCTCCAGAACTAAATGTCTAGGTGTCAACACCTTGTAAATCAATTAGTTCCTGAATATTTGGAATAACCTGTATTATATACTGCATTTGAATATATTTCCAAGGGGCGTGAAGTCCAAACGAATCCCAACACGGAATTGATTCCATTGAAAAAGCACACGCTTTGTCAAGAGGAGGTTTATATGCTACGAATTTACTGATATGGCAATCCTCAGGACCACACTTTGAAGTATAAGGATTTTCTTGAAGTGTTACAATCATAGCAGAACGTCGTCGCAAAGAAAGACCTCCATTTCCAACACCCTTTGTTGATGATGGATTATGTGCTTCACCAGACCAAGGTGCACCCACATAATCGTATTCCAAAAAATGATATATATTATTTTTATTTCTTGGAATAATCATAGAATCTGTTTCCATAAAAAGGCAAATCTCTGTTGGTAAAGACTTGTAAAAATCTATTGATGTTTTTAATGCTTGATACGCAGGATAGTCCAAATTATCTACACCAAGATCTCTAAATGAAATTCGTTTTTGCTGCTCGTCTGTAAGGGCTTCAACAATTTTGTCTAAATATATTTTGTTTGTTGTTCCGTGAAAAATTAAAAGAGCCCAACGCTCATCTAAATTATCTAGCGCATTTCGAATTACATAATCCAAGGCTTTATGTTTTCTCGGTTCAATAAGAACAACTGTGTACATATTCTATTGTTTGTAGTCTGTAAAATAAGATAAAATAAACGCAATAAAAATTGACCGATCCCCTCCCTTAGTCTAATAGATAGTTAATACAAAATGGCCGCTTCTCAATACAAAAAACACACACATCGTGAGCATATTCTTGAACTGCCTGATACATACATTGGTTCTGTGGAGACTACTGATGAGTTCCGTTGGATCTATGATGCGGTTGCGCACAAGATGGTTCATAAGCGTGTGCGGTTCAACCCTGGTCTATACAAGATCTTTGACGAGGTGTTAGTGAATGCGCGCGACGCATTTATTCGTTCTTCCAGCAGCAGTGGAGGCAATCCTGTAAAGCATATTGCGATTACGTGCGAAGATAGTGATGAAGGTTTCCGTATTACTGTTGAGAACGACGGTGACGGTATTCCAATTGAGATGCATCCTACTGAGAAGGTCTATGCGCCTGAACTAATCTTTGGCCATTTACTCACAAGCGGTAATTACAACAAGGATGAAGAGAAGATTGTTGGTGGAAAGAATGGTTATGGTTCTAAGTTGGCGAATATCTTCTCACGCCGTTTCGCAGTGAGTGTGAAAGATCCGAATCGTGGACTCTCATATTCGCAAGTGTGGCATAAGAATATGTCTGTGTGCGACAAGGCTGCTGTTAAGAAGGCTGCTGGCACAAAGGGTTCAGTCGCTATTGCTTTTGTCCCTGATTTGGCTCGTTTTCACGGAATTAGCCCTGATGGTAAGACAATTTCTGAGGACATGCGTTCTGTGCTTCATACTCGTGCTCTAGAACTTGCCGCACTTGTTGGTAAGGATTGTAAGGTCTCTTATAATGGTACAAATTCCGCAGCGAACTCTTTTGAGAAGTTTGTCCGTCTATTTATTGGAACATCTACAATGGCATATGAAAAGTGTGGTGAGCGTTGGGAGATTGCTGCTGTTATGTCACGTGATCTCTACAGTGAGGAGTCAGCCGGTGCTGAGGAGAAGAATATTTCATTCGTAAATGGTATTAATACTCGTCTTGGTGGTAAGCATGTTGAGCACGTAGCAAAGCATATTCTCGGAGAGGTGTGTGATGTAGCATTGAAGAAACGTAAGTTGACATTGAAGCCTGGCCAGATTAAGGATGCTGTCGTGTTCTTCGTCGCAGCCACTATTGTAAATCCATCTTTCGCATCACAGACTAAGGAGACCCTTACAACTACTCCAAGCAAGTTTGGTTCGAACCCTTTTCCTTCAGGTGGCGCTAAGATTGTAGAAGGTCTTATCAAGGCCGGTGTATTGGATGAGGCACAGGCTATTGCTGATGCGAAGGCCGCAAAGGACGCAAAGAAGACTGATGGTTCAAAGCGTAAGACAATTCGTGGACTACCTAAGTTGGAAGACGCTCTCTGGGCAGGTACACCAAAGTCGTCTGAGTGTACATTAATCCTTACAGAGGGTGATTCAGCGGCGACGAGTGCTATTGCTGGTCTGAAGGTTGTTGGTCGTGAGGCGTGGGGTGTATTCCCGCTTCGAGGCAAACTATTAAATGTTCGTGATGTATCAACAAAGAAGGCTGCGGAAAATAAGGAACTCACAGAGATTAAGAAGATTCTTGGTCTCGAGCACGGGCGCAAGTATAAAGATGTGAAGGACCTTCGTTATGGCCGCGTGATGATTATGAGTGATCAGGATGTAGATGGTTTCCACATTCGTGGACTATTAATGAATCTCTTTCATAGTGAGTGGCCATCGCTAATGCGTATTGGATTCTTGTGTTGCCTAATGACTCCTCTCCTGAAGACTACTAAAGGTCAGAAGACACTTTCATTCTATTCCGAGTCTGAGTATGATGCCTGGAAGAAGACCGCTGAGGCGTCAGCATCAGGTTGGAAGACAAAGTACTATAAGGGATTGGGAACGAGTACTCCTGCGGAGGCTCGAGAGTGGTTTGAGAATCTCCACGATATTAAGTATCTCTATGATGAGGGGACTGATGGCGCAATGGAACTCGCATTCAGCAAGTCAAAGACTGATGAGCGTAAGGTTTGGCTCGGCAAGTATGATCAGAAACTATTCCTAAATCCGAAGGGGAAGGAGGTTGGCTATACAGAGTTTGTAAACAAGGAACTTATTCATTTCTCCAATGCTGACAACATTCGCTCAATTCCAAATGTTATGGATGGCCTCAAGCCATCTCAGCGCAAGATTCTCTGGTCCGCTCTGAAGCGCAATCTCCGTTCAGAAATTCGTGTTGCGCAACTCGCAGGATATGTATCAGAGCAGGCGGCTTATCATCATGGTGAAACTTCCCTTACAGGGGCTATTACTGCAATGGCTCAGACATTTGTGGGCAGCAATAATATTAATTTGCTTGTTCCTGTTGGGCAGTTTGGTTCGCGTCTACAGGGTGGTAAGGATGCGGCGTCTCCCAGGTATATTCAGACTTATTTGGAGGCGATTGTTGATGCGATTTTCAAGAAGGATGATGCGGCTGTGCTTCGCTACGTAGATGATGATGGTGTGAAGGTTGAGCCTGAGACGTATTTGCCGGTGCTTCCTATGCTTCTTGTGAATGGATCAATTGGTATTGGTACAGGTTTCAGCACCGATGTGCCACCATTCCATCCGCTACAAATTGTAAATCTGCTGCGGTCTCGTCTTCGTGGTGATGTTGATTCTCTTGTTGCTGCGACGCTTGACCCTTGGTGGTTCGGTTTCAAGGGTCGCACAATGCGCTCCAGCAGCGCAAACGTATGGACAACTCACGGTATCTACACGTGGGATGATGCGAAACTGACGGTGACAATTACTGAACTACCTGTTGGGACCTGGTCAAAGGATTATAAGGCACATCTTGATGAGTTGCTTGGTGTTACTGTGGACGCGGCTGATGCGCCTATGAAAAGTTTTGACGACTTGTATAATGATGTTGATGTGAAGTTCATCTTATATTTCGACCAGAATCAGTATTATGGATGGAAGTCAGATATTAGTGGATTTGAGAAGAAGTTCCAGTTGGTGAATACGCATCGTTCAACAAATATGGTGGCGTTTGATGGTGATGGTAAACTCCGGAAGTTTGTATCAGTTGGTGACATTCTAGAGCATTACTATGTATATCGTTTGACCGCTTATGAGACTCGTCGTCAGCATCAGATTGGTATTCTGGAGGCTCAGGAAGTGGAGACAGATGCACGGATGAGGTTTATCCAGGCTGTATTGGATGAGCGGATTATTATTGCTCGTGCGAGTGATGAGAGTATTGTTGCGGGAATTCGGAAGGAGAGGCTGCCTGCGCTTTCTGGGCCAACTGAGCCAGATGCTATTAAGTCATATGAGTACTTGCTCCGTATGCGTATGGACAGGATGAAGGCGTCTGCTGTTGCTGAGTTGGAAACGGAACTTGTCACATTGCGAGAGAAAATTGTTACTTTACGCGCGACAAAGCCTGATGGCTTATGGTTGACTGATTTGGTGGAGTTTGAAAAGATCTGGGTGACATATGCGAATGAGAGGCAGGAGACGATGGCTGCGCTTCCTAGTGCTGGCGCAGCAAAAGCGGTAAAAGGAAAGCGTGTATTGAAGTTGAAGAAGTAAAAAATATGTGGATATGATAGTAACATATGAAGTCAATATTTGACAACATAAGCCATTATGGTGATATATTAGCAATTCCTTTCTTTTTCTTATTGGTAATACATTTTTATAAGATTGAAAAACGGAAACCTATTGAAAATCTACTATTATTTTTTAGTATAAGTGGATTGGTGTTAGATATATTATTTACGTGGCAGTATTTTAATAAGCATTAGGCTGAAACCAAGACGGCAATGGAGCTCCATATTTTTTAACTTGCGTTCTAATTTTGTCATATTCGTCAAATGATTCTGGCTCAGGTGCGTTTTTAAAGACCCAATTTCTTTGTCTTTGTTTACGTTGAAGATTCATTGATTTTACTAAATCATCTCTCGCTTGTCTATTTATAATTGTTTGTGCTACTCCACTTAAATTTGCTGGCTGCTTTTGCGGCTGTTGTGGTTTTGAGTTTTGAGATAATCTTTCTCCTTTTATTATTGCATCTCTTTCTTTAAAATATGAATTTAAATTTGGAAAGTTTGTTCTTTTTAACTCACTTAATTGTAAGTCTATTTGCTTTTGTCTTTCTATTTTATTCATCTCTTTTTGAACTTTTTGTGGATTTAATATATTTCTTTCTGGAACAAATGAACTATTGTTGTTATTTGAATTATTTAAACTATTTGAATGTTCACAATTTTGTAATATTTGATATGCTTTTGATATTTCTTTAAATTCTTCTACATTACCGCCTTTATCAGGGTGATATGTTTTTGCCAATTTCATATATGTTTTTTTAATTAATCCCAAAGATTGACATTCTTCTTTATTAAGACCTAGTACATTACAACTAACTGGATCTCTATAAGGATTAATTGCCGAACATTCTCCTCCTTTTTGTTTACGTGTATAACGTTTTTTACGACTTGTACGTTTTAATGAATATTTACGCGGCATTTCTCTACTAATAACCTTACATAAAAGGGTTGAGAGGTAGTGTCTTAGTACCGGCACTTGACATAGATTGAGCGTGTTGTAATGGAACAGGCATATGGCTAATGTCAGTTAAATAATACTGATAATGTTGAATTTCGGATATTATCTTTGGTACACACCAATCAACGACAAGTTGGTTTAGTTCAGCAATCTGCCCAGGAATATTGTTCGGTAGATTTTTAGCATATTGATAAAATAATCCTCTCATAACAATCTGGAGTTCATCGGCTGATTGGTTATCGATCACCCACTGTTTATCGGCAGATAGGCGATAAACGGCAGAACGGATAGCATTTTGTACAGAATCAATATTTTGCGTGCTAAAATATACGTCACTCAGTTTATTACTTTCCCAGTTTCCTCGGAGCATATCTTTTTGCGCATCTTTTCCCACGGCTGTCCTATGGCTAAAACCTGCCGCCGCTGGATCTCTGAGAAATCCTCCAGCGGACGATTCATCGGCAAGATTTACACGGCCATTTTGTCCTTTGTAACCATATGCGGTGGCCGGAAGTTCAAAATCCGACTTTACAGAAGACATTCCTTCTTTTCTCTGAAAGTTATTTTTAATTTTAATCTTACCGACTTCTCCGGAAAAAAAATCTAGGCAAGTAATATAAAACAAATGTCCTCTGTCTCTCCTCACATCAAGACAATTCCCAGTGAAGGCGCGTACTACATCAATCTTGCCTCCCTCTCTGGCAAGATTATGAACTTTAATCCTACTGGTGGAAGCACACCTGCCTTCTCCACAGCGACATGGGCTGATACTGCAAACGCTGCTGGCCCTGCTGGCGCCACAGCTGGTCAGGGTATTTCCACTGCGTTAAACACTGCTGGTCGTGCGATTCTCCGTGATTGCGGTAAGACTGTAGTGTCTTCCCTCCGCACCTTCCGCAAGGTTCAGCTGGTAGTTTCATCAATCTCAAACGGCATAACTGTCGGTGCGCCTGTTAGTCATAATCTTGGTGGGACAGCAAACCCAGTTGTAGGCGAGGAGTACTTCACTGGCTACATTGAGGTGCTGGGTGCGAATGGTGCTCTCTATGGTGCTGGTGGGGTTGGCTCAACTAATATTGCGCCTGTTGCTCGCCTGGGTTAAACTTTTGTTTAACACAGGAGTGTGAGCGCTAAGTGAATTCGCATGGGTTAAACTTTTGTTTAGGTATTAATTGTGATATGGTTTGTTATGTTTACCTGTTATGTTTTAATTTTTCCCTTAAAGATATGTATTAATAATTTTCCTTTGTTTCACAATAATATTATGAAACAAAAGAAGAAAAAGATCTACTAATTAGATGAGTTGGTTTCTAATTCTATACATATTTGCCGCGGTAGTAATCGGCACCTATCCTACAATGACTCTTCAAAGTTCCGGTAGAACAGTTTCGGCAGTAGCGTATTTCATATTGATACTTATAGTGTTAATATTTTTCGGACTTCGTTGGTTTCAATATACACGCACTGATGTGGGTGGTGCGTGGCCTCCAATTGTGAATACTTGCCCAGATTACCTCACATATTTCAAGCGACCTTCAACTGCGGATCCTTCCGGATTCACACCGTCCTGTATTGACCTTATAGGTGTTAGTCGCAATGCTAATATGACAAAGTGGCGTCCTGAATTTCAGATGAACAATCCTCCACCTGAAGATAAGTATTACTTCAGCCTTGTAACATCGTCACAGGATATTACTGCTAAGAATCAGGAACTCTGTACTCGTGCTATTGAAAAGGGTCTCTCTTGGGAAGGTATAACAAATGGTGAGAGTTGTTATTCACAGACATTTGCGAAGGGTGTTGTTTCAAAAGATGATAAGGATAAATGTGATTAAGGAGGGCGGCGGCATAAAGAAACTTGGTCTAATTTAACAAGTTAGAATATGGATATTTCAGATACTTACTTGTTACAACCAGATGTTGAAAAAACATTAGAATCCTGGGTCCATAAAAGGACTACCGCAGGATTCTTTCTACATGGTCCTCCAGGTGTTGGAAAGACGACTCTTGTATATCGTGTTATGAAGAAACTCGGATATCGTGTAGTCGAACTAAATGCGTCCCATACACGTACAGGAACTGCTTTTCGCAAGAGTATTTTACCTTTGCTGCGTCACGGAGGAGTAAGTGAATGGTTAACACAAGGTAGTCCGGAGAAAATCGCAGTTCTTTTGGACGAGATTGACGGATTTAGTTCAGGAGAACGTGGTGGTCTCCAGGAACTTCTTGCGTTTGCGCGAGAATGGAAGTCCGATCAGAATACTCGCCCATTAATTCTAATTAGTAATACGGTTGAAGGTCGGCCAATGGAACAACTGCGCCGACAATGTGTAAGTATGAAAGTGAAACCCCCTACAGGTGATTTGATTCGTGAATGGTTGAAGAAGGATATTCCTCAAGAATGGGTAGGTATAGGCGATCTTAGAGAAATTATGCGGCTTGATAATGGACTTGCGTCAAGTAGTTGTGTACAATTCGAGGAAGAGTCTGAAGTAAGTGATATTCTTATTCACGCCTGGTCTCGTTTATATAATGACTGGGATCCTTATGAACAAGTATGGTTGGCAAATCACGAAACGAATCTTGCAGGATTAGTACTTCACGAGAATCTTCCGAACCGAATTCGTAGCAAGCCTGGAGACTCTTCAGAACTTTATGAGAAGATTTTCAACAAGTTGATGATAAGTGATAAGGCAGATTTTGTGGCATTTTTCTATCAGTGTTGGCCTGTACTCCGGATTAGCCAGAAGTTAAAATTAGTTGTTCCCCAACAGATAATTAATATAGAACTACCGAAGGATGAGAATCCTCCTGAGATTGCGAAACTGAAATTTACAAATGTACTTGCTAAACAGAGCGCACTTTTTAACGCGTGGAAAGAGATGTGTAAAGCATATGATCAGGGGTTTGAGAAAGGAGCAGAGGAAGTTCCAATTCGTCTTTCGTGTGTCTTGGCCGCGGATCCTAAGAAAGTCGGTTCTCGTTTTGGCGCACTGGCATTTCCCTTATAGGATATTATTCTAATAGTTAAATAGATGTATACAATTGTTCTTATTGAACCGAGAAAACACAAAGCGCTTGACTTTGTTATTCGAAATGCATTAGATAATCTGGATGAGCGGTGGGATCTACTAATTTTCCACGGAACAACAAATAAAAAATATTTAGATAAAATTGTAGAATGTCTTACAGATATTCAGCAAAAACGTATTTCATTTAGAGATCTTTGGGTCGACAATCTGGATCATTCTGCTTATCAAGCATTAAAAACATCAATTGACTTTTATAAGGCTTTACCAACAGAAATTTGTCTTTTTATGGAGACTGATTCTATGATTATTCCAAAAAATAAGGATAATATATATGATTTTTTACAATACGATTATGTTGGCGCACCTTGGAGTTGGAAACCATATAATCCTTTATCTTCAGACGCAGTAGGAAATGGAGGTCTTTCTTTACGTAAACGTTCTGCTATGATTAGTGTACTTGAAGAAAACCCTTATACGAAAGGTAACGAAGATATTTTTATAAGTAAATTTGTAAAAAATAAACCATCACTTGAAGAGGCTCGTAGATTTTCAATGGAAACAATTGTATCATATAATTCCTTTGGAATTCATAAGCCATGGAATTATATTCTAATAGGAACATTAAAAACAATTATTCCAAATATTCAGGAACTAATTGACTTACAGAATGTTGAAACAGATTTTGAAGGAAAAAAATACTTTGTATTAGATTCATATAATTTGGGAGCAGCAGGTATAAATCATATGACTGTAAATTTACAAGTATTTTTTGCAGTTGCAAGAAAAACTGGGTTAATTATTATACTAACATATTTTGACTTAGAGGGTTGTCATAATTTTAGTAAAAAAATTAAAACAAATTTTTTAGAATATTGGGATTTATCACAAGAAACTTTCTTATTAAGTCTTCCTGATGATGCTACTCCAAAAAATACGTATACTTGGAGACCATCAAATAGATATAATTTATTAAATAGATCTGATAAATTAATAATAAATTTTAAACCACTACACATAAATAATTATCCTATTAATTTTTCAATTAAAGAAAAAGCCCAGAGAATTATTGATATTTTACCAAAGCCGTTTATTTCAGTTCATGTTCGCAGAGGGGATTATTTAACATATAGACCTTCAGCGTATAAAACAACCCAAACCGTCTATATTTTTAACAAAATTTTAAGAGTTATAAGAAAGAATCCTGAAATTGATTATAAATCTGTATATATATTTTCAAATGAAGAAAATCTTAACTATTTTAATTCTCTTAAAACAATCTCCATTATACCAAAAGTCTATACAGTTATTGATTTTCCAGAGTTAATTGAACAGAGGAAGACAGATAATTATGTATTATATTTAATGGAAAAATGTATTGAAGATGCAGCCAAAAATCGTATTTCAACTTGGAAAACAGGAAATCCCTACTATTCAGAAAATCTTGATGAAACTTTTGGATATAACTAATTCTCTCCAGGATGTACAAGTCGTACTAAATTGAGTTCTTCAGTACGCCCTAAACGATATGCGCGACCAACAATCTGCTTTTGTTCCTCTGATGTCATTGAGTGGAGCAAAACAACATGGCTCGCAGATATAATATTTAGACCAGCACCTGAATACAGACTATTTAGGAAAAGTACACGAGTTGTTCCAGATTCAAACGAATTAATAATAGAATTTACAACATCCTTATTCCCCTTTACTTGGCGAATAGTAATTCCTTCTGAAGCACAAGCGTTTGCGATTTGGTCAAACGGATTATCATAGCGACTGAATACAAGAAACTTCCCTTTGGGATTCTCCCGAATTAATTTTAATAGTGCTTCAGACTTTTTAAGAGGTTTTTCTTCATCCACATCCATATTTGCCCTATTAACTTCTAGCGTAACTTTATCACCGATCATTATAAGTTTCTTTGTATCAATTACTACACGGCACATAGGACATTCCCTATTTCGTTCTAAACTCTTAATTAAACAGTTTCCACAGAATATTTGATTACAACAAGGTGTCATTGTGGCAGGATCAGGTTCATCATAACAGATTCCACATAATTCGTCTGTAACATTTTCTAGACGCTCACGAAGTGTAGCAATCTGTTGTTCAATACTCTTAATTTTATCACGTAGATTTTTGAGCGCTGTCTCCTTTGCACTCGGAGTAGCATAATCTAACGTCTCTTTAAAAGCAAGAGTCTTCTTATAATTATCTAACTCTTTCTGGCGAACCTGATTAACTGCTTGAATAAGAGAAATATTATCTGTCTGACTTACACCAAGGGCTTCTAGAGCACCTTTAACATCCCCTGCGTGTAAAAGCGACTTAATATTATCGCTAATTAAATTTCCTAATACCATTGCCGCAACAGATGGTAAGCAGTTTATAATTACCTCCTTAATCGCAGGCATTTTAATAGACTGCTCCAAGAATTCGGCCGAGTTTGTCAAGAGAATATTCCCCCTTAGAGGATGTGTTGATATAAAATCCTTAAAATAGTTGTAGGAACGAAGACTAAAATATGTCCCATAATAATTTTGATTTCCACCAACTGAATTTAGTTCGTGTTCAACCCATTTACGAACTTCTGGATGGAAATTATGTGTCTTCGCAGTATTTAAATATGATGATGTGAAACGAACATCCTTATAAAATAGAATATTCGCCCAGGACGCAGTAATAAACCATATAAATCCAGCCTTAATTCGCGGAGTTGTAGAAGTTATATGAATTGAATCTGCTTCATCTATAAAGACACGCCGCCATTCAATATATTTCTTTTTACACAAGTGTGTAAGTGGCTGAAACAATGTATTTGATACAAGTGTAAAATCAGCAGCAAGAATCTCTTTTGCCAACTTCTCCTCGCCCTCTGGAGTTAACATACTCGATCTACTCTTTATAAAACACGCCTTCAGAGTTGTCTGCTCTTCAATATAATCCTGCCATTGTCTATAGAGATTGTGTGGTACTATAATAAGTGTTGATGAGGATAAATCAGTAATTGTATACTCCTTTATACTAAATACTGATGGGCAGTAATTAACAGAAGTATTATTGTATGAAATTGTTGTACTATTTTTCATACGAGCAATATGTGCCAATACTGTAAGGGATTTACCCATACCAACACGATCTCCAAGAATTCCTGTATTTGTGTAAAGTGTCTCATTATCTAGTTTTCGTCCTTTTATACCATCAGTCTCCATTTTCTCCATAGCAGCAACCATCGCTCTCTGATGCATTCTTAGTGGAACTTTTATTTCTGGAGGAGTGTCGACTTGAACATTCGCATCTGTAAGGCTTCCTTGAAAAATATCTTCCAAAATGAAAAGCCCACGAAATGGTGAGTAGTAATTCGCATGATTCTCGTAAAAATATTGTCGGTTTGGTAATGGATTTATTAATATATTACTCATCTATAACTGAGAGTATAAATAGGCTTAGACCCTTTCTAGACATTTGAAAAAAAATCTCGTATAGACTTATTCCGTATAAAGTCTCGTAACTTACTTGATGTTTTTACAACAAATTTAGATGGTTGTTCGCGAAACTTTGATTTACTAAAAGTATTCTCTTTATGACTAATAACTAACATTATTTTCTGAGCATCTAATTGAATCAACGGTTTTTTAAATTCGTCTAAAAATGATTTTTCCTCCGCATTTACTACAGTTTCATCGTGTTTATGATTTTTTAAATATGATGCGCGTATTGCAAGTGTTCCATTTGTAGCGTGACCTGATGCGTATGGCCCAAATTTCCAAATAGATGAGTCATCTGTATAATACATATAAGATTCTGAACAACCTGCTACATCTAACTTCGGAAATTTAGTAAACATTGTAATAGTATAGGCAATTCGTTCAGGAAAATAATAATCATCATCATCCATTGAAATAATAAATTCGCCTTTCGCTTTAGCATTTAACCAATTTCGCTTTGCTCCAATATTTGCTTTTGTATGATTATAATAATATACAATATTTGGAATTGTTTTTGACGCTTCAGCAAAAAGATCTTGAACAGATTCAGTACTATCATCATAAATAATCCATTCCATTCTATCTTTCGGATATGTCTGTGCCTTATACAACTCTATAAGCATAGGAATAAATTTCCTACGATTATATGTTGGTGTTACAACTGAAACAAACGGTTTACCTTGAGACATTCTTCAAACTATAATTATACAATAGCATTTCTTAAGGCTGTTTGGAAATTTGTAGTAGCAGCAACAGATTCGTTATCGGGTAAATATGTATAGAAACTCTGGAAAAATCCTTCAAGTCCTTGAGGTACAACACCTTCCCTTAGAGGAAGTATTGCGTAAGATTTAATAGAACTACCACGCATCCACTGAATAATATAATAAGGTAATACAAACACAGAGAATAATGTACCATAAATAAAATAGAGTGTCCTATATGCTGGAGCGCGTCCTATAGCGTTATTTGCAGCAATATGACCAATGTATATAGCAAGTAATATATATATTGACGACCCAAATGCTATTCCAATATATTTAAAAATTTGTGTTACAAATGTTGATGTATCATATGTAGCATCCTTCAAATTTGCCTTCTGTTTTGCTTCAGCAGCCTCAGCGGCCTTTTTCTCTTCTGCTGCTTTAGCATCTGCTATGTCCTGTTGTCTTCGTGCCGCTGCTTGTTCATCAGCGTAACGTTGCGCATCAGGGTCAGTCGTAGCCTTATCAATATTATAAGAAACCAAGTTGCCGACTCTTGTAAAAATAGAGTCTGACGACATCCTCTGTGGTTGTCCGCAGAAAATAGGATGTGAACGATTCCGCTTATAGTGCCCACTTTAGCCCACCCATACCAGAAGCAACTTCGAACCAATTAATATTTTCAACGTAAATATTTAAATTATATACGTATGATGTGGGTTGTGGAAGAGGATAAGGGTCAACCTCCACTTGGAAAAGCCGAACACGACTTGTGTTTACTGAACCAGATGGTTGTGTACTAGGTGATTCTAATTCAAATGAAAATATTGGAAGATAAGATGACTCAAGGCTACAACCACCATTCACATTTCTCCACGGAACAACCTTTGTGAAATAATCAACCGGTTTCTCTTCTTGTATTTCATTTCCATCCAAAATGATTCTGAGAGTCCGAATAATTTGATCTTGTCGCGCAGTTTGAAGTTTTCCTGAAGAAACCTTAGTCACTCCTCCTGCTGGTAAAAAGGGTTGATCAGGCCAATTCCACCAATTTGTATAATTCGCAACATCATTCTTATATTGAAGCGAATCTGAACGACGAGGGACAAATATAATACGATTTACAGGATTATGTGTATCCAATTCAAGTACTTGACGTGTATATAGACCAGGGAAAGTATAGGCTGTTGTCTGATAAATTAAATAAGAAAGAGGCTGTGTCGCAAAAATCTTCTGTTCATCACCTGTAAGGTATGTAAATGTACATTGAATTCGCGGATTAAAGAACCAACTGTTAATAGTTGGTTGAGAATATCCATAATCAACTGCGAATAGGCTAAAAGTACCATCTGTCATATCATTTGCGCCTGTTGCACCTCCATAGATTGGCTGATTTCCAGATAAATCAGAATTCGTTGTAGATACTTTATAACCTGAAGCAACTCTATAACCATTTACATCAAGAATTGTATAAAGTTCCTGAATAGAACGAAGTGTAAACTGAACTTCGCAATCGTGTGATTGGAGCGCAACAAGTGGAAGAGAATTTGCAAAACTTTGGCAGAACCAGAAAGGAATTGGAACTGTAATATCTTGACCATAAATACTTGGTCTATTTGTCTGCTGTCCAGGTGTTCCATCACTTACAACAAGAGGATAGCCGGTTGTAGAACCATTTCCTGATTTTCCCTTATAGATTCCATTCGCAGGGTCGTATAATTCTGGAACATCTCCAACAAGTATTCTCCATTTATAGAATTCATCTTGGTCTAAATCTGTGTGGGCTTTCGCAATAATGTATTCTGAATCAAATTCCTGAATCTTTTGACCACCTACATAAAATGCTGCTGAACGAATAATATGTGCGCCGAGATTTCTTACCCAGGCAAAATTAAATTGCTTGTTAGAACCGGTACGTGCAGTCCCAGGATTATAAAGTTGACTGGTAGAATCAACATCCTTACAGTAAATATCTGGAATCCAAAATGTTAAATACATGTCACTTAACAGATCTGCAATTCTTTGAATTTTGACACGGAGTTGAATCGGATTTGTAAATGAGAGTTCATTTGGACCTTCAAGAGGAATTGTAACAGATTCTTGGCTAAAATGACTATACTTTTTATACGATTTGTAAAAGTATGTAAAATCCGGATTCCCTGACAAAAGTGTATTTTGTGCTCCGTAAGCAACAAGTGGGATTAATCCTCCCCCAGGCATTCTATTATTGTAATTTGTAATATCTACTTAAATGTATATTTTGTCTGATAATAGATAATTATACAAATGTTACCTCATTTAAAAATAAATGATAGAAAATTATTTTATAAATACTTAGATAAAGCTACATATTATTTAGAATATGGTATTGGTGGTTCTACATATCAAGCATCATTGCGAAAAAATATTAAACATATTATTTCAGTTGAAAATGATATTTTATGGATTAATAAAATAGAGCCATTATTAGAAAAAATGTCAAATATAACAATTAAATATATAGAAATGAATATAAAGTCTAATAGTTGGGGATATCCAAATAATAATAATTTGCCAATTATATTATCAAAATATAGTAGTATTATATACACATTAGATCCATCATTTTTACAAAATATAGATATGATATTAATAGATGGAAGATTTAGAGTTGCGTGTTGTTTAAAATGTTTTAATGTTATTAATAATAATTGTAATATTTTATTTGATGATTTTTTAAATCGCCCAGAATATCATATTATACTTGATTATTATACAATTATAGAAAATACTAGTGATAATACTTTAGTTGTATTGAGAAAAAAAAATGTATCAGGACCTACTCTTGAATTAATACAAAGTTATGAATTAAATAGTAGATAAATATAGTTTCCTAAACAATTATTTATTTAGAACTAGTATATTGAGTTGTCCAGTAAGTATCCGCCAAATATGGAGGCTTATTCTGGGTCGCAGATACAATGTATGTGCTTGGGCCCTGATTCAATATCGCATTAATCTCTGTGAAAGAGAGAGCATAACTGAAATAGTCTAAGCGGCTTATCATACCATCAATACGTCCTAATATATTGAATCCCTCTTCATCAACACTTGGAACACGGGCCTTTGTTAAACTTAACTTGCGCTGGGAAAACACATAGTAGTTTCCAAAGTTCTGGTAAGGAATTGAGCCTTCGAAATTGAGTTTCTTTGAGAGATTTCCGTTCAAATAGACTTCCACTGCATTTTTGCGGCACACAATCGCTAAGTGAAACCACTTCTTTAATGGAATATTCTCAACATCAACGTACTTATTCCATGTATTTGTCGCATTCATATATACACGAATACAATTTATATTTCCGTGTAAAAAGACACCAGGTCCTAACAGAGGGAAAGGGAGGTTATATCCCTTGTGGAAAATGTGAAGAAAGCCCTGTTGGTCAACAAACGAATTCTCGTTAATATGGAGGAAGCAACTGTAAGAAAACTCAATACCAGTATGTTCATTGTCTGAAAGAACTGTAGTGAGCGCATTCGGATCATTCGGATCCTGTTTAATCTCCAGTTGCTTCTCCGTTGTATACGTGTAAGGGAGAAGTGCTGTGCGAGTTTTCGCAACAGCATACAAAGATTTGTACAAGAGTTCACATGAGATTAATGTAATATAAACAATAGATGCAATAACAATTGCTAATAGTACTTGTGGTAGAAAAGCAGTTCCCCTTAAATAGGAAGTAACCGTAGAACTGTTGTTAGCGTTCATTGCCGACCTCTAACAAATGGCGATGAAATTAGTTCATCTTTGGGTACTCCATTGAACCAGCCGCCTTAGGGTCAAATAATGATACTAACCACTCATAAGCGGTATATTGAGGACCAGGCCCAGCCATATATAGTCTGTAGACTTGCTCAGGGTTGAGTGCATAACCAAATGCCGATACATTGCTCACGTAACCACCGAACCCACCCTTATCAAGAAGAGTTATCTGATAACCAGCAGGATCTACCTTGAAGAAACTTGGTAATATACAAGAGCGTGCAAGTTTACCGTCAGCATACACATCAGATGAACGGCCATTTAATACAATTGTAACATTAATCCAGCGCTGTAGATCTACTTCTACAAGATCGCATGTAGGGAATACACCTTGGTCAAGACCTTGAGGAATCGCATCAAAGTCGGAATTATAAGATGAACGGGGGAGAACATCTGATACAGGCCTGCTTGAACCGGCACCAGCAGGTGTCTGATTCGCATCACGTGAGTGTACACGGACAGCCAGTTTGTTCTTAAATGCGCCCAAGTATACACGTAATGTATCAAAGCCAGTAGCACCAGTTCCGCCAATGCTTAACACATGCTTATTAAAATCCCGACGATACTTATAATCATTAATATACATCCAGAATGAGATTGAATACTCGCCACCTTCATAAAGTGCCGGTAATATATCAGACTTTGTTACAATAGCACTCCCCTCCTTCTTCACCGCATTCTGAGGACCTTTCACAAGATCCGCCTTAGTAATACTAGTTGTACCATATAAGAACTGGTAAAGGTAATATAATGCTGTGACGGCAAGAATTACAACAATTCCTGTCGTAACTTTCGATCCAGTAGAACCAAGAACGTCCATGCTTATCTATAAGGAGAACCCCAAAACATTAACGGAGAACGAGGCGGTGTAGTTGTAGTTTCTGGGCAATATTCCCCTGTGGGACAACCTCCACCACCTCCACCTCCACCACCTCCACCTCCACCACTACCTCCACCGCTACCATCAACTGCTTTTACCTGTAAATTAGGATTACCACGTGTGTCTGATGTTTTATGATGCTCATACTGAATTTCCCCTATAGTCAATCTTCTTGATGCCACACGAACAAGCCCAAATTCACCAATAAGACCTTCACTTCCAGCATTAAGACCATTTTTACGAATAGCGGGAAGATGTTTTAGCCGTTGAGAAACAACCGTCTTATCATTATACATAACATCAAAACGCCGCCCTTCACGTAGGAAAGCAACTTGTACCCACTTCTGATACGGGATTGCTGGGAGTTCAATTGTTTCAGTTTGCCCCTTATCATTTAGAATTTGTAGACGACCGTTATTTGTTTTATTTATTTGACCAGCATCTGGTGCAATTGGAATATCTAATGATAAACAATTATCAACCGAAATAATACTACTGTAAGGGTTTTGAATATCACGCGTCCGTTGTCCTGGCTCAAGTTTCACATAAAATAGTAGACTTCCACCATTTCCTTTGAAAAAGGGTTCCGCAAATATGTCGCTTGAGGCTACCATAGTCTTACGCGATAGTGTAATAGCATTTGGTAGAATTACTGTCAAAGCATTAATTGACTTGGTATTTGGCCAAATCATATTAATGACATTAAATGAAATATAAAATACAAGAACAAATGTAACAATAAATATGACTATTTTTGTTATATTTGTTTCCGCCATTACTGTCGGTCTCTAATTAATGAGAAGATTATGCGTCTTATTCCGTTTTCTTAGTAGAATTAAAATCTGGTAGAATGCTTGCAATTGATGTTACTGCTGAGCAATTTGCGGTTTCAGATAAATTTGAAACATCAAAATCCCCCACATTTAAAGCCGGTAATGCTGCGCGCATTTCCCCAGGTGTAATAGCCTGTGGCCATATATGGAGATTACGTAATTGAATACCGTTTGTAGGTGATGGCCAGAAATATCCTACAACTGGCTTTGGAGGACCTGATAATGCTCGTGTACGAGATAGAAGCCCGTTTGTATATACTTCAAGGCGCTTATCACTTATAATAATCCCAATACGGAATGGTTTTCGTAATGGCACATTGTATAAGAGAACGCCCTCAATATTATTCTGCGCAGTAATAACACTCACTTGTAAATCATTTGTATCCCTTGTAAGGGCAAACACGAGAGATCCATCAACTATCATATTACCAACTGTCGCTTGTGCTTCTCGTCCTTTTTGAATAGGCACTAAATCATTTCCCTTATAGAAGATTATGCGAGGCAGGTTTGTATATGCGTGAGCATCATCAATTTGAACATCAAGAGTTAGAGCATAACTATCGCTTCCACTAGAAGACCCAATAGGTGTTGTTCTCACGTCTAACTTTGATACGTCCTGTTTTTTTCTCCAAAATACTTTATCATCATATGTAAAGGATGGAGTAGGGATAATTCCAGGAGAATCAGGTTTTGTTTTGAAGATTGGGTAAAATGTGAAATGAATAAATATGAGAACAATAAGTACTACAAGAATAATTAATGTTGTACGTAACAGCACAGATGATAAAGTTGAGAAAAATCCACTGCTTTCTCCTGATGATGATGAACTTGTTGTAGTATATTGTGTTCTAGAATTTTGACCGTATCGTTTAGCAAGTGCGGCCCATTCATTATTGGCCGACATTGCTTTCGCTCTATTCCTTATAGTAGTAGAAAAATCCACCTATCGCAGCCACAGCAGCAGCACCAACTGCTAAACCATTTATATAAGACCGGATATTCATTTCTGATAAATCATCGTGATTCCATATAGGGGATCTGCCACGTGCTCCAAGTAGTTCATAATACTTGACAACTTCTACTTCCGTTTTTTCAGGTTTATTTAACATTTTATTAACTTTATTGTGGAGCGTAATAGTCCAACGAAAGAGGTCTTGGCGACTATCAAGAGATGAAGATATAGGAAGTTCTTTTATGTGCGCCGTATAATGCTCTCTACAAACTGCGCAAGGAATGAGTCGTGTAAGTGCTTCGAAAAACTCTTTCGCTGAGCGTTTATCACTATAATTTGGCTTTGTTGGATAACCAAGTGCGACTATATGCATTGTGCTCCAGAAGAACGGACCCCATACATCTGGTGATATATGCATCTCTCTCTAACAATGTGCTGTACAAACTACTATTTGTCTAAATGCGCATAGTATAAAGAGTTTTGTCAACTTTAGAATAGCGAAGTTCTGAAAAATGAATTGTTCAAATTGTGGACTATCAGGTCATTCTTATAAATCGTGCTCTGCGCCAGTAAGTTCATATGGACTTATTGCGTTTCGCGCAGTAGGAGAACCACAAGTTGATAGACTTATCCGTGAAACAAAATCCCTTACAGGATATGAGGGACAGAAGATTCAGTTTCTCTTAATCCAGCGGAAAGATTCAATTGGATATGTTGAGATTATTCGGGGAAAATATAAGTTGGATGATACTGCGTATATTCAAGCACAAGCTACTGGAATGACTGCGTCTGAAAGAGAACGTGTATTGACACTTCCATTTGAGACATTATGGACGGATATGTGGGGTTCTAATTCAAATGGAAAGCAGTTTACAAATGAGTTTGAACAGTCTCGTCGTCGGTTCAATACAATGAAGGAATCTGGTCAACTTGCTAAATTAATGACTGATGCGCCTCCGCCATTCAGTACACCTGAATGGGGGTTTCCAAAGGGACGACGCAATCCTCGTGAAGACAATATTGCGTGTGCTATGAGGGAATTTAATGAAGAGACTGGACTTCGGCCAAATCAGTATAAAGTTATTGAAAATATGGAGCCTATTCGTGAGACATTTTTTGGGAATAATCATATTCACTATACACATGTCTATTATCTCGCATTCTGCTGTGATACACTTGAAGTGAAAATGAATCCAGATGATGTTAATATGGCACGTGAAACAGGTGATATTCGTTGGGCAAGTCTAGAAGAAGCATTGACATTAATTCGTCCTGAAAATGTGGAGAAGCGGGAGATTCTTCTTCGTGCTTCTAGTATTCTTCGTAATTACTGTGCCTTACAGATGGGTACAAATGTAGGCTTTTATGGCGGTTCTGGCTCTAACCAAAACCCGCCACGATTTTCTAAACAATATAATTCGTCAAATAAATAGAGACAATGGCTTTGGAGGCCTGGGATACAGAAACAGATTTTTTAAAACGCGATGCTATTTATGCGCAACTCAAAGAGTCCGGTGTACGTCCTGAAGAAGCAATAGCGGCAGATGAGCACGACGGTGCTCTATATCCGGATACAAATGATACGCAATTCTTAAATAAACTCCTTAGAAAACGGGAATTTGCTGAGAGTAAAGCGGCCCCATTTGAAATCCTCAAAGAAGGAGATCCAAATCCTTGTGAAACAGGAGACACATTTGAAATTACTCCAGTCCAGAAATTTATTTCTAATTTTATGAGCCCAGATACACCTTATAATTCTGCGTTATTATATCACGGAACAGGTGTTGGTAAGACACAAGCAGCGATTCAAATCGCGGAGGGATTCTTGGAAAAGTATCCTCGCAAAAAGATTATTATTGTTGCGCCTGGAACAATTCAACCAGGTTTCTACAGGAATATTTTCGATATTTCACGTGTCACAATTGGTACAGGATCAGAGCAAAATACTGCAAATCAAGGAACTAATGATCTATATATGCGTATTACAGGTACACTCTATGAACGTGATAAGGTAAAAATAGAACGTAAAGTTACAGAAGCCATTCGCCGTCGCTACAGTTTTTTCGGATATTTAGCATTCCGCAATTCTATTCGTAAACTTATTGAACGAAAGGGTGGCAAAAGTACAAAACGCAAATCTGATCTTGAAATAATAAACCGTATTTTGCGTGAGGAATATAGCGACCGTGTGTTAATTATTGATGAGGCCCATCATTTACGTGAAGAAGAGACTGCCGCTGAACAAGATGAGGAACTTGATACTGTTGGCGCAGGTGGTAAAGCAGATGTAGACGACTCATCAGCAGGTGGTAAACTTGTACCATTTCTTAAGCAACTTCTCGCAGCATCAGAAGGTATGAAACTTATTCTTATGACTGCTACTCCTATGTACAATACTGCGACCGAGATTATTACCCTCTTAAATTTACTGATTCTAAATGACAAGAAAATTAAGGATGCGTTAATTGAAAGAGTCTTCTTTGATGCCGCGGGAAATCTACGTGAAGACTCTCCACAAATTGCACTTCTTTATAATGCTGCTTCGTCCTACATCAGTTATATGCGCGGCGAAAACCCTAGAACATTCCCTGTAAGGCTCTATCCTGATCCAAAGAAGGTTTATATGGTAAGTGATTATCCAGAATTTGACCCTGGAGGTCAAGTACCTATTGACCCTACTGAACGTAGAAATATGGGGTTTCTTCCATTAGTTCAGAGTGATCTTGATGAAGATAGTTTTTCATATATGATGAGTCTCTATGAAGAAGAAATCAGTGATATAAGTCGAGCATCAGGTCGCTATGGAATTGCGATTCGTGATAGACTTATTCAAGCAGGTAATGTTCTTTTTCCTGTAGATGGTATGCGTTATGGTGAAACTGGATTCAGTGAGACATTTCGCAGAGAAGGTTCAGGAATTGCTACACGGTTTCATTGTCGTGAGGATATTGCACCAGATTGGCTCGCTGAGGAAAATCTTAGTCAGTTTTCCCCAAAGGCTGGAACAATTCTACAACAAATTCGGAGTTCACGGAATGTTCAGTTTATATACAGTCGCTTTGTACCAACTGGTGCTCTTTTTCTCGCATTAGTATTGGAGGCGAATGGATACACACTTGTTGGCAGACAACAAAGTCTTTTTGCAAATGGAATTCAGAGTGAGGGAGGTCGTCAATGTGCTCTATGTGAAATGAAAGAACGTTTTCATACAGTGGCGAGTCACGGATTTACTCCTGCGAAATATGTACTCCTTACAGGTAGTGAAGATATATCCCCTAAAAACTCTGATTCAATTGCTATAGCTCGTGCGGCCGAAAATGTGGATGGGCGAAATGTAAAAGTTGTGATTGGTTCTCAAGTAGCAGCAGAAGGTGTTGATTTACGTTTTATAAGAGAAATCCACATTTTTGATAGTTGGTATCATTTAAATAAAACGGATCAAGTGATTGGTCGCGGTATTCGTTATTGTTCTCACTCAATGTTACCACTTGTTCAGAGAAATTGTACAATATATTTACATGTAGTTGCGTTTCCTGGTGAAGAGTTTGAATCAATTGATATGTATAGTTATAGGCTTGCTCTTAAAAAGGCGCGGCAAGTTGGTATAGTTGCTCGGATTATTAAACAACACGCATTGGACTGTAATCTTAATAAGAGCGCAGTACAAATTGTTGGACAAGACAATATTACTGTTGTTGATAGTCAGGGACAAGAACGTACAGATGTTAATATTAATGATGCTCCTTTTTCCCCTATATGTGATTGGTTAGAAAAGTGTGAATATGTATGTAAACCTGAAGTAAATATTGACATAACTAAATTGGATGAATCTACATATGATGAATTTAGTGCGCGTCATATTGAATTAGATTTGAAGAATCGGATTAAAAGAGCATTTGTAGGTACTTCATTTTATTATGGTGAAGATTTTCTCAATCTTTTTAAGGATGTTTCACCACAAGCCCTTGGATTTGTATTAGATTCAGTCTTAGATAATAAGAATTTTCATCTTCGTCATAAGGATATCGATGGTTATTTAATATATAAGAACGGATTTTTCCTGTTTCAACCGTCCATTCTGAAAGATGAGACAATTCCTCTAGTTCTTCGCACCACATTTTTTCCAATTCGGAAAGATGAATATACTCCTGAAAAAGTTACACAGATAGCAGTAGAAGATTTGAAAGTGACTGAGCCAGAGGAAGAAGAGAATATTGAAAGTAAATGGACTACCCTTACAGGATGGATGAAGGGCGCTCTTGAGGGGACATATGGAACAGTAACTGAAGAGGTGAAACGTCTTGTGAAAAATATGACGACATCTGATCCCAAGAAGAATGTACTTTTCAATCAGATTTTGAGCGCTTTGATTCTTTTGCCTGGTCTTTTCAAGAAGAAACAGATGGTTTTGGAGGCGTGTCAAGAATATTTTTTTGACGAGTGGCTGACACAATCTGAACGGGAAAAAGTAACTGTAGATGGGACTGATATGGGCGCTGCTTCGGAAAATCGTGTTTCTGTAGGGTCGCTGAAAATTCTCCGGTTTGTAAATGTTAAAACTGGGCAGATTGAATATAAGAAAGAGGAGGATGGATCTTCTGTTCCAAAATCTGTTTTAGATATTTTGTTGAGTAGAAAAGATGCTGTTACTGAACGGACCGCAACTATTGGTATTACAGGGTCTGTTTATGGATTTATTACAACGAAAGCGGGTAAGGCGTTTGTATTTAAACAGGGGCTGCCTCTTGCGGCTGGTAAGAAACCTGCTTCGGGAGCAGAATGTGCTATTACAAGTGAAACCGCAAATAAGAAGAAGAATTTAGATGCTATTGCTGAAATATATGGCTCTGGGAATATTGATAGTGTGGTTCTTGGACATATTAAAAACTTAAACGCTACTCAATTATGCGCAATAACAAATATATTCTTACGTATTATGGATAAACAGAATGTAAATCGTGTGCGATGGTTTTTCCGTCCTATTGCTGCTGCTGCGTCAGGACACAAGGGTAAGGCTTAGATAAGAGAATATACAAGAGATTTGTCTACTGCAAAAAAAATATAATCATTTTTAATAGGAATAATATCATCAAGTCTTAGGATTTTTCCAATCATTAAATCTTCATATATTTCATCATAAATATCATCATGTTTACATTTTGTTATTGATTCGGCTGCTTTTCTAGAAAGTATATATAAATCTCCATTACAATATGGAGTAACATCACCAGTATATGGTATATTGAAAGATGGACTACTACATTTATCATAATGATATTTGCGATCCAGTGGTAATAAACAATCATTTACATGTGATCCTTCATAATCTGATTTTATAGAAATTTCTAATTTTTTGAATGAAATATTATGCATTACATTTAATGTGTCATCCATTTTAACAAAGTGTGTGTATTCTGAAAAGGCTTCGTTTGATGCTGCTAAATGGAAAAGTTTTAGAATTTTTTCAGGAAGTCCCTCATAAAAATCATTTGCTTTTAGAACAATAAATTTTCCAAATATATGAAACTCTGTTGGTAGATTTGGATCAGCATATACAATGAAAAAATCATTAAAACTAAAATTTTCTTGAAAATTTTTAATAAATTTTGGCCATTGTTTCTTATGTTTTTGACAACTAATAAGAAATACACAAATCTTATTTGTCATTATTTTCTTAATATGGAAAGTCTTTAGATAAAAATTGATGAATAATCAGAGGCCTATAGAATAAAGTAAAATAATATAGCATGGAGCACCAAGCAGTATTTGAGGAGCGTGTCCCAATTACACCAAAGGAATTGAATCGGCTTTCAGATGAGATTGCTGAGACAATTCTGTTAGAGAAACTCCGAACTAAATTGGAGAATCGTTGTTCAAAACATGGGTTTGTTATTCCCGGTTCTCTTGAAATTATTTCCCGCTCAATGGGTTTAGTAGAAGTTGGTAGATTTACTGGAGATGTTGTATATCAAGTCCAGGCACAAGGGAAAGTTCTAAATCCGTCTGATGGTCTACTTCTTACTTGTGAAGTTTTAAAGAAGAACAAGATGGGAATTTACGTTGAATATAAAGATGCAATTCGTGTGTTGCTACCACGTGATCTTCATATTGGTAACATAGAGTTTGACGCTCTTGTTATTGGTGATAATATTGAAGTAGAGATTAAGAAATCACGTTTCCAAGTAAATGATCCTTTTATTCTTTGTGTTGGAATTTATAAGGCTAAGATATCCTCTGGTACTGTCGCTGCTGCTGCTGAGTCAGAGGTAGATGAGGACGCAGCGGAAGAAGCAAATAATACTGAATCAGATGGAGAAGTTGCTGAAGGTGAGGTCCAAGAAGAAGATGATGATGCTCTAGAAACAACATTTGCAGATATGGAACTTCAAGGTGAAGCAGTTCCAACAAATGAATAAAAAATTATGCGGAAGAATTCATAAATGCTGAAGAACCCGGCTCATTAGAGTAATTCTAAATGAATTCAATGTCAAAGGAAGAATATGACAGTCGCAAGGAACTGCTTGAAAATATAAAAGCCCTTTCAAAAACTGAGAAAGAAGATATTTTTCGTATTCTAAAAAGCGAGAATGAGCAGTTTAGTGAAAATAGTAATGGAATATTTTTTGATTTAACAACAATTAAAAATACTACATTTGTTGAAATTGTAAATATGATTACACTTTCAAAACAAAAGAAGGAAGAACAAGATGAACGGCTGAAGGAAATGGAAAAACTACGTGAAGAAGTTCCTGAAGAAACAGAGGCGGTCTAAAACATTGAGACGTCTCATTTATAGTTAAGATGGAGGTTATTACTCTCCAGTCATTACAAGAGACTTTTAAAAAAAATTCATTCCAATCTGAATGTGTTCCACAAATTCAAATTGGGCGATACGTGGCAGATGTTGATAATGAAACTCCTGAAGAAGAGGGGTGGATTCGCCGACCACTCGGTTTTGGTGGACCAATGGCAATTCCTCTCCGAACAAATAATCACCTTTTCAGAAATGGTTCATCTTCCTTACAGAAGGTTCTGCTAAGAGAAGCAGTCACTGAAGCACAAAATAACGCTGCGTCTGTGCTGAAAGGTCGTCGCTGGCCTATTCGCCGCGTAGCAGAGGCTCTATCATCGTGCCTCAATTCACGCATACCAGAAGATCAGACAAGTGCTTGGAACGACTTATGCTACGCCGCAATTTGCGAAATGGAGCAGATTCAGATTATTATTGCTGATACGGAAGCAAAGACTCTTACATTCGCACCAGAAGATATTCGTAACTGGAAACGTGAATGCTCCATATATATTATGAGCAAGGATGGGCGATGGCTATTCGCATCCTGTAAGGGAGATACTGAAGCATGGCCTCATTCAACAATTGGACTATGGCTCTCAAAAATGGAGGCTGCTGAATGGAAAATTAGTTGGCCAATTGCTGAAGGTACAATGGATTCTATGTATGAAATTCTACAGGAGGCTGGATTAGCAGTTGAAGGGCGTCTTAAGAAAGACGATTTAGCACGTCGTGCTGGAAGGGCTGGTGCTGCTGCATTACTTGGTAATTGGTACAGAAGTGTGAAGGCACTAGAAACGTAGGGTCTAAAATTTGATTACTATTCTTATTAGAGAGCTTTAGCAAGAATGGAATTATATTCTGCTGAAGCGAAGGCCTTACAAGGTTTGATTCAGGATTGGCTTACTCATCCTGAAACAGAACTAGAGGCTACTTTTGGTGAAAAAGGAAAAGTAGATGTCACAACATTTCTTGCGATTGCTGCTCGTCTCAAATCAAAAGGTTTCAAGCCAAAGCCACAGGTTGATCGTCTAAGCATTATGCTCCCCGACCAACTGCGCTTTCAAATAAATGGTTTTGGTGTTGTTCAACAGTATTGTCGCGATGACACAATTGCTGGAAAGCCGTTTGAAGCAATGATCAAGGACAGAACAGTTGGTGCAGTAAGTAACCTCGATCTTAAAGAATATAACGTACGAGTTAAATCTCGTAGAGAAGAACCACGTGACAAAGATGATCCAAAGGTTCAAGAAACTCTTCGTAATTGGGGTCAACAGAAGAAAGCGTTCCGTCTAATTCGTCGCTGGTCATTTGAAGGACATGGTATTGTGTTTGACCTTTCAATGGTTCGCTCATCACCTCAGGACCCTACAGGAAAATTCCGTTTTGTTCGTCGCTTTTCAGACTTTAACCTAATTGGTTCAGCACCCCAATATGAAATTGAGGCTGAACTATTACGTGATCCGACATATACTCCAGACGCTGCTAAAGCGATGAAAACTCTGATTGCTGGCCTTACAGAGATTCTTCGTGGTATTCAGAAGAACACTCTTCTTATTCGGAAAAGCGCGAAAACTGGTGTGCTAACTTCCTACGCGGAAGTTGTAGGAACTGACCGTTTTCGTGGTGTTGCGCCCGTTACATTGGAGACGCCTAATATGTCAACTGTCATTGAAGAACAAGTGCCAAATATTCGCAATGGATACAATGTAACGGAGAAAGCAGATGGGCTCCGTGTACACGCTTTCTGCGATAAGCGTGGAGAACTCTTTATGATTGATATGGGAATGAATGTATATCGCACAGGACTCCTCAAACCTGATTGTAAGAATTCTCTCCTTGATGGAGAATATGTAACTCGTACAAAGGATAATAAAATGCTTCAGCAACTCCTTATTTTCGATATTTATATTGCGCCTGGTTCGGAGGATGTATCTCGTCTCCCATTCTATGAAGGTCGTCACAAGCGTCTAGAAAACTGGATGAGTATTTGGAACAATGATGGTGGCCCAAAACTCATTGCGTCAGGTATTACTCCTCAAACGCGTCTTCAGGTTGCTATGAAGAAGTTTGTATTCGCATCTCCTGGAAATGACTCCATCTTCCGTGCGGCTGCGCAAGTGTTAGATACATCCTACATATATTATGTTGATGGTCTTATTTTCACTTCCAACTCCGCGCCGATTCCTCAAAAAGCGGGTGTGAAGTTTAGTTCACAGTTCAAATGGAAACCGGCTGAAGATAATACAATTGATTTCCTTGTGATGACTGAGAAAGATCCCAAAGCGCCTAAGGTTGAGCGTGTTCAAGTGGGAATTCACCCAGATTCTGGAGAAACAATTACATATAAGACATTGCGCCTATATGTTGGTAGTAGTCGCGAAGCATCTCTGGATGACCCTCGTGCGACTCTCCTCTTTGAACAACCATTCACTGTAGGGGAAACAAAGGGAGAATATAAACCAGTATTATTCAATCCCAAAGATAATCCGGACACAATGGCGTCAGTGTGTTATATGCGAGTGGAAATAGACGCTGATACAGGGGAAGAGTATATTCGTTCTGAGCGAAGTGATGAAGTTATTCGTGATCGCTATATTGTGGAAATGGCTTATGATCCTGCGCGTTCTCCTGGATGGCGCTGGTATCCTATTCGTGTTCGCACAGATAAGACTGAGCGTCTTCAGAAAGGCACTCTCGCTCGTACACTCAACTTTGAGGATGTAGCGGAGAGTGTGTGGAACAGTATTCACGATCCTGTAACATTGTCAATGATTCGCACAGGTTCTGAAGAGCCTACCCCAGAGGAGGTTGCAAGTTTATTAAAGGCGATTGGTGAACGTACAGAGATTGGTAAGAAGTATTATGAACGTAAAGCTCCTGCGAAAGAT